ACGATGAAGAAGAGGATGATTGATGACTTTCACATCACCAGTTTCGGCTGCTAAATCTCTCGGCCAAGGTTTGTCTGAGATAATTACGCAGGCAGGAATTTGGACTCCAAGAGCCAAGCAAGTTGTTATCGGGCCAAGTGAAATTGGCCACGATTGCACAAGGCGACTTGCTTACAAGCTCTTGGATTGGGAAAAGACTAACGAGATGGGTTCCTCTAATTGGAGCGCCCAAGTCGGAAGCGCAATTCACAAGTATCTAGCAGATGTCTTTGCAAGAATTGAAGGCTATGAAGTTGAACAGAGAGTCAATATCCGTGGCAATTTAAGCGGAACAATTGATCTATACGACAGCGTTCGTGGCATCGTCATAGATTGGAAAACAACAAGTCCTGCCGCAATGGAGCGCAAGCGCCGTGAAGGTAAAAACGCTCAATATCACACACAGATTCAACTCTATGGCTATGGCAAGGCGCAGACGGGAGCGCCTGTCAATCAGGTCGCCCTTGTCTATCTGCCAACAAGCGGTGGCATAGATGAGATGCACATAGAACTTTATGATTATGACGAGTCAGTTGCCTTGAAAGGTCTTGAGCGAATGGACAACATTCAGGCGCTCTTGGCACAAATTGATGTTGAAAACAACCCGCAGATGTGGGAGAAGATTCCAGCAAAGGCAAACCGACTCTGCAACTATTGTCCTTACTTTTTGCCTTACTCAAAAGACCTCTCGAAAGGATGCTTCGGTGAAACCGCGACTCGTAATTAGTCCGATGAAACATTGGGAAGCAAGAATCCTTAACTCCATCGCTTGGCTTATTGGAATGCGCGGTGGCTCCGTTGGCTATTGCTGGATTGAAACAACTGAAGAAGCTGATGAAAACGACATTGAAGTAACGCTCAATGACATAGTAAAAAATAATGAAGAAGATGAAATGAACAAACAAACAGAAAAGGAGTCGGGGGAATGACCTTCGCATCACCAGGATCACAGAGCGAGTCAGTGAAAGTGGCAGACCTTGCCAATCACTTGCTCATCATCACACCTACTGAATACAAGACAGGGATTCAAACTGTCCACGGCATTGCCGAAGCAGTCGAAGTCAATGTCTATGACCTTGATACAAACACGGAATACAATTCTTTGCTTTGGTTCAATGTCGCCCTACGCAATTCGCTAAAGACCAAAATCGGAAGCAAGGTCTTGGCTCGCATAGGCCAAGGCACTGCCAAACCTGGCAAGAGCGCGCCTTGGATTTTGCTCGATGCCACAACAGATGCGCAAGCATTGACAAAGGCAAACGCCTATCTTTCATCAGGGGCTAAGCCTGCGCCGGTGGCAACGCCTGTGGCGGCGGCGGTGCCTGCGGGATTAGAAGGTTTATCACCTGAAGTCGCAGCTCTACTTGCTCAACTAGGAGCAAAGCCTTAAAGACTTTGAATCAGGCGGTTTCCTTCCGTCACCGCCTGATGTCATAGGTTGTCGGTGATACCTTTCCACCGATAACCACCGCAGGGCTTGGGAGCGATGAGATACGGGGTCATTCATCGGCAGGTTCGATTCCTGCCACTGCACTCGATTACGAAGTTAGGGGAGTAATGTCATACGAAATACATCACGGCGATAATCGTGAGGTGTTAAAGAACTTGGCTGATAACAGCATTGATTCTGTCGTCACCGACCCGCCCTATGAGCTTGCCTTTATGGGCAAGAGTTGGGATGCGACAGGTGTTGCCTACTCTGTTGAGTTATGGCAAGAAGTGATGCGGGTGTTAAAGCCTGGCGGTCACTTGCTCGCCTTCTCAGGCTCTCGCACCTATCACCGAATGGCAGTTGCCATTGAGGATGCAGGCTTTGAAATCCGCGATCAGATTATGTGGATTTATGGCAGTGGCTTCCCTAAGTCGCACGATATAAGCAAGGGCATTGATAAGCAGGCAGGAGCAGAGAGAGAAGTTGTGAAAACAGGATTTGCTTATGGGATTTCAGTTGGTCAAGAAGCGCAAGGTTATCGCCCTGCCGATTATGTTTCAAAACAGTTGTCGAATGAAGCAATCACAACAGAGGCGAAGCAATGGCAAGGCTGGGGAACGGCGCTAAAGCCAGCGCACGAGCCCATCGTTGTCGCCCGCAAGCCTCTCATCGGCACTGTCGCCGCCAATGTGCTGACCTATGGCACCGGCGGGTTGAACATTGATGGGAGTCGGGTGGGGAATGAAATAGTTTCAACTCATCACGCGCCCAAAGGAACTTTTGCAGGTGGTGAACCTAATCGCGGTAGCGACACATCTACTTATCAAAATCACACAGGCCGTTGGCCCGCCAATGTCATTCACGATGGCAGTGACGAGGTTGTGGCGTTGTTTCCTGACTCAAAGGGTGGGGCTTTCCCTGCTAAACGCGGTCAAGCGATAAACACTTCTTTTGCTTCGGGCCAAGAAACCGAAGGCGGATTTAGAGCGATGGGCGACAGTGGCAGTGCCGCTCGCTTCTTCTACTGCGCCAAGGCAAGCAAGCGCGATAGGAATGAGGGCCTTGATGGGTTGCCGAGTCAAAGAAGGGCGGGATTACAAGGTGCTGATAATGATAAAGATAATCTTGACCCCGTTAGCGAAAGATGGAGAACGCAACCTTCAGCAAATCATCACCCAACAGTTAAACCAACAGACTTAATGCGCTATCTCTGCCGCCTGGTGACACCGCCTGGCGGCATCGTTCTTGACCCGTTTATGGGTAGCGGGAGCACTGGCAAGGCTGCAATGTATGAAGGCTTTGAGTTTGTTGGAATTGAATTGACCGATGAATACCTGCCAATTGCTAAGGCTCGCATTGAGTTTGCAATTGAAGAGATGAAGGGTCGGTTGCTTTAACTAATGACGGGGGAAAGATGAAAAGACAAATTCTAATAGGCGATGTCATTGAGCAATTAAAGACACTGCCTGATGAGAGTATCCAAACAGTAGTGACCTCGCCACCTTATTGGGGTTTGCGTGATTATGGTTTAGATAAGCAGATAGGACACGAACCTACTCCGCAAGAATATGTGAATTCATTAGTAAAGGTTTTTGATGAGATACATCGAGTCCTTAAATCAACAGGCACAGTATGGCTAAATTTAGGCGATAGTTATGCGAGTGTGCATACCGGCGGACATAAATCAGCAAAAAGTTCGGTGGGTGCAAATCACGATGGAGCGCAAGAAATACGACAGCCAAAAGCATCGCCTAAGTCTTATGGCTTAAAAGATAAAGACCTTGTGGGCATACCTTGGCGAGTGGCGTTTGCGCTACAAGAAAAAGGTTGGTATTTGCGACAAGACATTATTTGGGCAAAGCCAAATGTGATGCCTGAATCTGTTAGGGATAGATGCACTAAAAGTCACGAATATCTTTTTCTTCTTACAAAATCTCAAAAGTATTATTATGACCATATTGCTATCAAAGAGCCTGTTTCAGAAGTATCTTTGAAAAGAGCTTTATCAGGTTGGAAAACAAACAGACCTAGTGCAAAAACTTCACCTCAAGGCATCGATGTTGAAGTAATGGGCAAGCGATTTGTAAATCCTGAAGGTCGAAATAAAAGAGATGTTTGGTTTATTCCGACCGCTTCATACAAGGGCGCTCATTTTGCGGTTATGCCAGAAAAACTGGTTGAGCCTTGTATTTTGGCTGGCAGTCGTGGAGATGATTTAGTCCTTGACCCGTTTATGGGCAGTGGCACTGTCGGTGTTGTTGCCGAACGCCACAATCGTCATTTCGTTGGCATCGAGTTAAATCCTGAATATGTAAAACTTGCTCTTACTCGACTAGATGGCAAGGGGCCAACATTATGGGGATGAAAACAGACATACTCTTAACAGCTTTAGAGTTTGCTAACCAAGGCATTTCAGTTGTGCCGGTGGCAACTGATGGCACCAAGCGCCCTGGCATTGCCTCTTGGAAGCAATATCAAGAAACTAGGCCGACAACGACAGAGTTGATGACTTGGTTTGCAGATGCCCAAGGCGTTGGTGTTATCTGTGGCAAAGTTTCAGGCAACCTTGAGATGTTAGAACTTGAAGGTAGAGCTGTCGCCGACAAGATGCACTTGGACTTGAAAGAGATGGCAGGCAACGCTGGCCTTGGCGAAGTATGGGATCGCATAAACAATGGTTATGTTGAGATGACTCCATCAGGCGGAATCCATTGGCTCTACCGCATAGACGGAGAAGTTCCTGGCAACACAAAACTTGCAAGAAAGCCAGGTGATGAGGATAAAGTCGAAGTTTTAGCCGAAACAAGAGGCGAGGGAGGCTTTGTCATTGTCGCTCCGACCAATGGCACCTGCCACCCGTCAGGCGGAGCGTGGACAATGTTGGTCGGCTCGGCCAAGAGTATTCCGACACTGACAGTCGCCGAGCGCC